CGCGCAGGCTGCCGGGGGCACTCTCCAGACAGGCACGACGGTTCTACAAGCCGGTGTGTATTATGTACTGTCTGTTATGTTTTCAAGCGCAGCTTCGGATGTTTATGTATACCTTAATGGGGTTTTGGAAGTCCAGTCTACCGATGGAACAACCTCAGCGGTTGTTACACAACTGAAAGCGTCCGGTTTTGCTGCTATAACTCTTCTTTACCTCGATGATGTTGCTGTTGGTTACGGAGATTCAGTATTCGCCGGCCAAGTAGACTGCATCCGCCCGGACGGAGCGGGCGACGATAGCGCGGACTGGACAAATACCTACGCGGCGCTGGCGGAAGCGCCGACTGTGGACGGCACGACGCACGAACGGGTCAAGGCAGGAAGCGGCGCAAGTTACTTTGCGCACAGCTTGACCACCATTGCATCCGTTGGCACGATCAACTTCGTCCGCCTCGTCGTGCGTTACATGCGGGGCAGCGGCGCTGGCAGCACCCATCAAGCCCGCTCCAAACAGGGCGCGACGACTGAGGATTTCACCATCGCCGCGACGACGGCCTACGTCAATTACTTCAACGCACTCGTAACCACCACGCCGACGACACAGGGCCTTCTCGACAGTTTACAGGCGGGAGTGAATCACAGCGGCGCTCAAGATTCCTATGTCTCGGAAGTCTGGGTCATGGTGGATCATACGCCAGCAGCAGGTACGCAATTTACGCAGGCACTACCCGCTGGCATGGCAACTTTCGCGGGGTCAATGATGCGCGGCAAACTCGTTTCCGGTTCTCTGGCGTCCTTCGTCGCGAGTTTACCGAGAGTCATTGGCAAAAAGTTGGGGGCGACATGAACTTCGCAGCCACGATCACCAGGCAGGATCAAAAGAACCTCACAGCCGGGATGAGCACTTTCGCCGCCGCGCTGACTAAGGGCTGGCAAATGGTGGCGAGCACGGCGGCGATGGGCGCGACGCTGACGAAAAAGACCGCCAGGGCGTTCACTAGCGCAACGGTCGGTATGGCAGGCGCACTCGTGCGCGGGTGGATGTTTGCGGCGTCGATTCCAGCGATGGCCGGATCGCTGGCCCGGCTGACGAGCGTGCCCTTGGCCGCCGGCCTGAGCACGTTCACCGTGGCCTTCACCGCCGCGCACACGATCCTGGTGAGCCTCACGGCTTCCTTGGCCGCTTTTGCGGCGGCGATCACCAAGCGCATCGACAAGTTCTTCGAGGCGAGTTAGTGAATTTCTCAGGCAACCTGACCAAGAAAACGCTGAAAGCACTGCTGGCGGCGTGCACGAGCGCCTTCACCGCGCAGGTCGTCACCGCCCGCATCTTCAGTCTGAACCTGGCGGCATCATTGGCCAGCTTCGCGGCGGCATTCGGTACAGCATTCATCGCCGCGCCGACCTTAATCGCCGCCCCAATTATTTGGTTGATCGGGCGAAGGCAAAGAGCGCGGGTCCTCACCGGCAGGAAATCCTCAATCCAGTCAGTCGGACTGGAAGAAAAAGACACCCTATCCGGGGAAGAGACGCGGCGGGAACTGGTCGGCGTGAATAGCGGAATCAATCTCACGGGACGACTCTGATGGCTCATAACGTCCAGAACTTCTCCATTCATGCCGGCGAGGATTGCGAACTGGAAGTAACGAGTTACCGGAATGGGGCGCTCGTCGATCTCACCGGCTCAAAAGTGGAGTGGTTTCTGCGGAAACACCCAACCAGCAAGACCGCGCTTCTAACGAAGACCTCTACGCCAGCCGCCGGGATAGTGATCGGAACGCCGCCGAGCAACGGGAAATTCACTGTGACGCTGGCGAAGGCAGATAGCCTAACTCTCTTAGGTGTCTATGCCCACGGGTCAAGTGTGGTAGACGGCGCAACCAAGACCTTTCCGATCCTGCACGGGTATGTGACCATCCATGCCGGCCCATAGTTTGACTCTCATCACACCCCCGGCGCAAGAGCCGCTGCTGCTGAGCGAGATCAAAGATTACCTGCGAATCGAGCAGAGCGACCTCTCGCGGGATGCCCTGTTGTATGGCCTGATAGTCGCCGGTCGCCAATATCTCGATGGGCGCGATGGGATTCTGAATCGTGCGCTGATTACACAGACCTGGGATCTATCTCTGCCGTGTTTCCCGTGCTCGGATTCGATCATCATTCCCTTGCCGCCGCTCCAGGCGGCTCCCACGGCGCCAACCGTGAAGTATTACAACACGGTGAACGTCGAGACGATTCTTGCGGCCACTGAGTATTCCGTGGACGCCGGTTCGGAGCCTGGCCGGATTGTCCTCAACTACGGGAAATACTGGCCGACCACGACCCTTCGACCGCTCAACGGCGTGGTTGTGCGGTTTAAAGCCGGTTACGGCGACACGGCGGCGGATGTGCCTGAGAAGTACAAATTGCTCCTCCAAATTCTGATAGCTTATTTGCACGAGCACCCCGAAGGCGAGGTGCGCCTTCCATTGGCTTTCGATTCGTTCCTATATAGCCTGCGGCCCTGAAAATGCCTTTTCGGCCTCCCTCGGTAGGAGAACTGCGGACCCGCATCACGATCCAGAAACTCACCGAGGGCCGCGATGAATCGCAGGGCCTGACGGAAACCTGGACGGCTTGGGCCTATCAGTGGGCGTTGGTGCAGCCTATTTCCGGGCGAGAATACTTTCAGGCGTTTCAGATCAACGCGGCAATTTCGCATCGGGTAGTGATTCGGCACCTGCCGGATGTCACTTCGGCTATGCGGGTTGTCCTGGGGGACGAAATGGTTGTCCTGGAGAACAGAAGAGTGTTGCGTATTCATTCCGTGATCGACCCGGATGAGCGGCACCGTTGGCTGGAATTGATGTGCGAAGAGGCGGTTTGAATGCCCCGCCTGACGATCAAAATTGACGGTATCGAAGAGACGAACCGGAAACTGGTCAAGATTCAGGGTGCTCTCGGTACGAAGGCCGTGCAGGACGTCGTTCTTACCGCCGCGCGTGCGATCACCAGGGCAGCCTACCAGCGGGCGCCGTATGACCCGGAGAGGCGTGTCGGACGGCATCTTCGCAGTCTGCTCTTCACGACGGTCGGCCAGAGGCCGCCGGCCCCGAACAACCCGTGGGCGTTCGCCGGGGTGACGTTGCGACGGGCACCCCATGCGGGATTGGTTGAGTTCGGGACTGCGGAACGGCGCGTGAAGAAAGCCAGGACGATGTTCGGCAGCAAGTACAGCGGTGTTCCACGGGCGTGGGGCCAACAGGTTAAAAGCGCTCCGGCGCAGCCGTTCTTTATTCCGGCCGTGCGCACAGCCACACCCGCAGTGAAACGCGATATTGAATCGGGCCTCACCAACCTGTTGCAGCAGGCAGCCGCATGACGCTCCCCCAAGCGATTGCCGCGTATCTCTTGGCTGACCCGGATCTTGCCGCAGTGGTGGGAAGTCGGGTTTTCGCGCTGTACTTCCCGCAAGACCCGGTATATCCGGCCATCGTATTCCGTCGGGTGAATCTCTCCTACGAGGAGACGCTTCGGAAGGCGCCAGGAGGTCGGATCTGGACGACGACGGTTTATCGGTTCGCGGCATATGCCGACCGGAATGAGTTCCACAAAGCCTATGTCGCCTCTCGGCGTTTGGCGGCGGCCCTGGAAGCATTTTCTCCTGAACAGCCGATAGGCGGGCCGGCGGGCGTGTTCATCCACCACATGCGACCGCAGGACATGGGCGACACTTTGGAATCTTCGGAGCAGTACGTTCAACTCTCGGCGGATGCCGGCGCTTGCCAGGTTCCGCTCGATTTCGAGATTGCCTACGACCCGGCAAGCGAAACGTTCTAACCGCTTCTAGTAACTCAACCGGAAATAAGGAGGACTGAAACATGTCGCAACCAGCAACCACGGCCCATAGTGCGTTCGGGTACGTGTTGAAAGTGAAGATATTGGGGACTGATACCGAGATTTATGAGTGTTACGGTCTGACTCTCAGGCAGGGCGCTCTCAATCTCGACGATGCGACGACTCTTGGAAGCCCCGGAGCGGCCGAGGAACTGATACCGGGGAAAAAAACCGGCGGTGAGTTGACGTGGACCATGAACCATTTACCCGCCGATACCACCCATCGGTTCCTGGAAACGGCTTACAACAACCGGACCAAGGAGATATTTACCATGATCGCCTCGGATACCGGCGCGGAAACCTCCGTTTTCAGCGGCTATATTTCCAAGTACGACAGGGTAGCCGAGCAGGGCATCGCCAAGGTCGAATGTGCGGTGAGAATCACCGGCCAGATCGTCGTCACTCCGTAACCGTAACTACGGGCAATCACAAATCAAAGAACAGGGGAACCAACCATGGCTAACGAAGGCAGTTATCAAGTGCAACTCGGCTTTGCGAAGGGCAACTTTGCATCATTCACCAGGGCATCGGGAGCGAAGAACTTCGATGTTACCGGGACTCACTGCATTTACAACGTTCAGGCCGTCGGATTCGCTGCGGCCGAGGCGCTCTTGCTCGGCGATGTGGCTAGTCCTGGAGTGGCGCTCTTCCACAACATGAGCGCTACGAACTATGTGGAGATTTACGATTCATCTGGCGGCGCCGCCGTATTGAAACTACTGCCGGGTGAGTGGGCTGGGCCGATGCGGTTCTCCGTCGCCACCCCGGCAGCGAAGGCAAATACAACCTCCGTCGATCTCGAATACTGGATCATCGAGACGTGACCATGCCGCATCCCACTGAGCCAGAGGCAAAGATCCTACTCGACCGCGAGCGGACCATGCGGATGGATTTCAACGCGCTGGCGATCTTCCGGGAGATCACGGGCAAGGTCTGGGGGAGCAGCGACGATGATGATCCGGCGGCTGCTCGCGCGCTTCTGTACTCCCTCCTGAAAGACGAAGACCCCGCCCTGACACTCCAGCAGGTGGGCCGGATGATGCACCCCGGCAACGCGGCCTACATCCGGGATCGCCTTGAGGAGTTGGCCCGCATAGCCAGCCCGCCACCTGAGGAGGGCGCACCATCGCCGGACCCTCCCCTGCCGCCGACATAGATTGGTTCGACCTCGAAGCGACGGCGCGGTACGACCTGCATCTCCCGGATGGCCTCTTTTGGCGCCTCAGTCCTCGGCAATTTGCCGCGCTGCTCGCCCGCCGCCGCCTCGAACTCGAACGCCTGGAGTTCCTGCACGGCCAGATGCCGTGCCTCTATGCCAATGCTCACCGCGGCGGCAAAACTCCCCTATCAATCGAAGATTTCATGCCTTCCCGGTCGAAGCCTCGATCCTCGCCGCAACGTCACTATCAGACCGGCCACGAAATCATGCAAATGTTTCGCCGCATGAGGGACGGAAAGTAAATGGCCACGAAAATCTCTGATCTTTTCGTCAAGGTCGGCGCCGATACCAAGGAATTCGACCGCGCCCTCGGCCAGGCCCGGAGGCAATGGTCTGATTTCGGGTCCAGTCTCCAATCCGTTGGTATGAAGATGACCGGGGCCATCACTTTGCCCCTGGTCGGCCTTGGAGCGGCGGCGCTTCGCGTCGGGTCGATGTTTGAGCAGGCCACCGTCGGATTCACCGCCATGCTCGGGTCAGGCCAACGGGCGGGTGACATGATGAAGGATCTGATCGCCTTCGCCATCAAGACGCCGTTTGAGATCCCCGGCCTAATCGACGCCGCCCGGCGCCTTCAAGCACTCGGATTCACCGCGAACGAGGTCATTCCGACCCTGACGACGCTCGGAGACGCGGTGTCGGCCTTGGGAGGCAGCAAGGAAGTCCTCGACCGCGTGATCCTCGCCATCGGCCAGATCCGGTCCAAAGGGACTCTCCAGGCCCAGGAGATGCGCCAACTGGCCGAGGCCGGTATCCCCGCCTGGGAAATGCTGGCCAAGGCCATCGGAAAGTCCATCCCCGATGCAATGGACATGACCGAGAAGAAGATGATCGATTCGGATCTGGCCATCTCCGCGATCATGAAGGGCATGAACGAGCGGTTTGGCGGCATGATGGCGCTCCAGGCTCGCACGCTCGGGGGGATGTGGTCGAACCTGAAGGATCAGGTGACGAAGGCCCTCGCCGATATCGGACAGGCTTTGGCGCCGGCCGCCAAAATGATGATGGCCTGGGCCTCCGAGGTCCTGGCCGGGGTGATGTCGGTGGCGCGGGCCTTCGCTGCACTTCCGGCGCCTATCCAGGCGGCCATGCTGGGAGTAGCGGGAGTGGCCGCGCTTACTGGGCCGCTGATCGTCGGCCTGGGGCTAGTCGCCTCCGGGATCGGGAACATCCTCGGTTTGATACCCCTGCTCACGAAGGGCTGGGGATTGGTCACCCGGAGTCTGGTACTGCTCCAGGCAGCCATCGCAGGCACCACCATTGCACAGAAGGCCCTACAAACGGCAATGGCGGCAACTGCGGGCGCTCAGGCGGCGTCGGCGGGCCTTACGGCGCTCTCTAGTGCGGCTTCGGGAACCGCACTCTCCTATAGAAACCTGTCCTTCGCCGCGTCTGGTACTGGGGTCGGGTTTGCGGCGTTGCGGACATCGGCGGCGGCCACCGTCGCGCCGATTGTCGCCGCGGCTGGGGCCTCCGGACTCCTGGCTCCGGCGTTGGTCCTTGTCGCCGCCGCCATTGCCGGGTGGCAGATCGGCGGGATCTTGGCGACGTTGGGCAACTTCGCCATGCGGCTGGACTTCGTGAAGTCCGGCGTGGAAAAACTCAAAAAGACGGTAGACGATCTGATCCCGAGTTTCCCCCGCTTGAAAGCGGCGGTGATTAATGCCTGGCAGAGTTTCAGCCTTTGGGACTTCACCGGGCCTATCGGCGGACTGAAGCGGTTTGGTGAGTCTCTAGACGATCTCGAAAAACGGACCCGCAGTGCGGCGCCGGAGATAGCGGCCGCTCTCGGTGACATGCTCAGGAAAGGCTTGCCGACTGCGGAGTATGCCCAATCCATCATCACCGCCATGAAGAAAGCGTTTACGACGCCGGTATCGATGGCCTTCGAAGTCTCGGGTATTACTCCGACGGTAGCGCTCCAGGCCCGCGTTGAAGAGTTACAAAAAGCCTACCGGGTCCTGGCCGCTGATCGCGCGAAAGCGTTTGCCTCTGGCGACCTGGAATTGGCCCATCAGCGCACTGGCGATCTGGCCGCCGTGACCAAGGAACTCGAGAAGGCGCAAGCGGATCTGGCTGAGAGGTTCAAGCAGAGCGGATTCGTCATTGGCAACCTGGGAGAGGAAGCCGCCAAGACCGCCGCCGACATGGACGTGAAATTCGCCGCCGCTGCTACCAGGGCCAGCGTCGAGATGGCGAATCTGCGGATCGAAACTGAGAAGTTCCAACAGGATCTCCGTTCTCCCTGGACAACAGAGACCGGCCGGCAATTTGAGGCGATCCAGCGCAGTATGTTTCTGCTTTCAGGCGAGGCTCTCCGTTTCAAGGGCATCGAACTGCCGGACCTGTTCTTGGACATCACGAAACGCGGTGAAGAGGCAGGAGCGGGCATTGACAAATTCGCGGAGGCGTTTGAGCGGCTGGGAGTGAAAAGCACCGCGTCAGTGAAGGAACAAGCTGATAAGGCTGTGGAGGCTTACGAGAAAATCAGTAGCAATGCCCAGGAGAGCAGGCGGGCGGTTCTCCAATCCTGGATCGAGATGTGGGATTTGCAGATTGATGTAGCACGAGACAAAACCTCGAACCTGGAGGGGATTCAGAAACAACAGGCTGACGCCGCTATCGCCGACATGGAACGGCAGGCAGACGCCGCGAAAAGAACGCTCGGAAATATCACCGGGGAGACGCAGAAACATGCGGCGAAACAAATCTCTGTCTGGAAGGGTCTTGGCCGGGAAATCTCGACCATCTTTACGGATCTCTCCCGCCAAATCGCCGATGTCATTTTCAAGGCCAAGACCCTCGGCGAAGCCTTCACTCAGGTCGCAAAGGACATCGCCAAGGCCATCATCCGATTCGCAATCCAGGAGGGTCTGGAACTCCTTCTGAAGAAAATAAAGGAGATCATCGGCCTGAGCAAGAAAATTCCAACTTCGATCCCCATGCCATCCCCCGCTCCCGGACCATCCCCGATTCCGACCGGAGGGGGAGGAGCGGGCAGCACCGGGGGCGGTGGTGGCGGGGCGGGTGGCGGGACTGATCTAACAGGACTTGCGAGCCTCGGACTGCAAAGTTTTTACGGTGCCTATCAATCTGTCAAGCTCGGCATCATCCAGGAGATTCTCAGCAATTCGGATATACGCCTCGAAAACATCCAGAAATGTTTACAGGGATATCTGAGTATGACGTATGACGTGCTGCGCTTCGCCTACCGCGACATCTACGCGACCCTCCTCGAATCACGGCAGCTTCTATTCCAAATCCACGATGCCATACGGGGTGATATAC